TAGCCAATATAGAATCATAGCCGACCATCTTAGATAAATCCATATGAAATGACTCATTGAGTCCTAAGCAAGTCCAAACATTCGTAACTATTGTTATGTCTTCTTGTATTGTGTTTTTAAAATATGATAAACAAGATATGGCTTCGTTTATTTTTTTAATTACATTCTCTTTTTCTATTCCGCTTAATCTAAGCGGAGTATCATCATTAAAAGACTTCAGCTCATCCATTTATAATCCTCTCTTGAAAATACTAATTGTTAGTCATTCTTAGCTTGCGAATTTCTTCGGCATTTAGTTCACTCTTCAAATCCCTAATAATGTTTTTAAGGTGTTCTGCATTCCTGGCATTCTGGCATTTTTCAGAGTAAGTCTTTAACAAACCAGCTACATCAAGATTATTCATAGTTCATTGCCTTTCTCCGGGATCTTCGGGAAATCCTAATTTACTAACCTACCATTGAGCCAGTATATCTTCCAATTCTTCCACTGTATAGGATGACAGGATTCCAGTTGTTAACTCTCCCTTACGCCGTTGATCTAATTCAACTTCTAAATCAATCTGGGTTAGTCCCCATTTTTCAAAGTTTTTGTAGTAAGACGATAAATCTTCCATCTTTTTAACCTCCAAATCCTAATTTTATTAATCAACTTCCTGTAAGTTTCTTAACTCAGCCATTCCATACTTATGCAAAACTGCATAGTAAAGCTTGTTATATTCTCTTTGTGATTCCCTCTGATCGCTTTTAAGATGCCTTATTTCCGTATGTAGTCTATTTAATACATCTTCGCTTTCCGTTCTGTACAATTTGTCGCTGTCCCTGTGAAGAGAACGGATCATACTATCCTTTAGCATTGTTTCCGGTACGCTTAAAGGCTGCTTCTTGGCTCTCTTCACACAATAGCTACCGTCTGAATAAACTCCTATATGTGAAGGTATTTCTTCTTTCACTGCATCATATAGGCTTTGAGGCATAACATAAAAGTTGTAATGTCCTACGAAGCTTTTCGCCGCTTTGCTATGGAAATCGGACTTTGAAACTTTTATCTCATAACAGCGGAAAATACCTTTTGTGTCATAGGTCATGTAATCAACACGCTCTGATCCGCCAAACCCTATTGTCACCTCAAAGCAACCAAACGTACCCATTTTTTGAGTTGCCATCCTTATTGACCTTTCTAGTGCTGCTGTTTCCTCAGTTTTAATCTCTCTCACTCCTTACTCCGTTAAATTCGGGTTTACTCTGACAAAATTTCCGCTTTCACCGGGACCACTTCAACATCAATTCGAATATTTGTAAGCATATTGTCCTGTAGATTAACCGCTAAGCGGTAATTTCTATTTAATATTTTTTGAAAATCATCATTGGTTTGTGGTACTGAAACCAGAAGATAGAGCATTCCTTCATAGATAAAAGTATGACCAATACCTAATTCATGAATGGGCTTTTTAACCCTGTTCTCCAGTTCTCTCTTTAACTTCATTTCTTATCCTCCTGCTGCCCTGGCAGCTAATATGCTTCACGCATCACCATTCCGTTGATGAAATCTCATAAGGTTCCTTAATGTCTTCATCACCAAGAACAGCCGCATAAGTTTGGTATTTGTAAATTTCTCCACCCCTACGCAATAATGCCCCTATTCCATTGGCTCCCAACTCTTCAAGGTCACCCAGTGCATCTATATCTTCCTGAGTAATATTTTCATCACTCCACATACCACCATCTTCCGGATTAATAATCTCCAAGTAATCTAAATCTTCTTCCGTCTCAATGCTGTCTATGTTCTCATGATACCAATTAAGAAACTCCATGAGGTTATGAGCCACATACCATGAATAATCATCTACCTTGAATATCTTTAAATCTGCCATATATACCTCCTTCCGCTGCCATGCAGCTACTCCATTAAACCTGCGTTTACTTCATTTCAGAAATGCCCTTTACAATCTCCTTTACGGCTTCCTGAAGCTTCTCCTTTGACATTTTTGTATAGCCTTTTACCTTATTTTTCTTGCAACAATATTTAAGTTCAGATAAACTCCATTCATTTATTCCCGGAATTCTTATTGATACCTTATCAGTGCCTTTTATTTTCTGAGTCCCAAACAATGTTAATCCTCCTAAAGTTTTTTATAATTACCAGTACTGGCTTCCAGCTTCGGCTATTGCCCTAATAACGGCCCTGGCTGCCGTCCGCTTCTGGTAACGGCGCACCCGTTTACTTGCGGCTGTTATCTGCTCACCATTCTTTTTTATTGCCTATCAGGTTTTTGCTCCTGAGACTTTTTTTACAAGGTTCCTTGTCAGCCTTGCCCCGTACTGCCGATAGGACAGCGATTTTTATGTAAATGGCAATCCTTCATCTTCTACACCATCAGGAATATGCATGAACCCTTCATCGTCCGTGTACTGACTTTGGTTGTTTCCCTGGCTGTTTCCTGCTGCCGCTGCGCCTTTACTATCAGCAAATTCCTGATCCTCTACCACAACATCTGTGGTATAAACCTTAACACCGTCTTTGTTGGTGTAGCTTCCGGTCTGAATCCTTCCAGATATTAAAATCCTCATTCCCTGACGTAAATACTTCTCTGCAAATTCTCCAGCTTTGTCAAATGCAATACAGTTGATAAAGTCTGCGGTCTGATCGCTATCATTATTTCTGCGTACTTTGCGGTCAACTGCGAGGGTATATCTTGCGATTGCCATAGCGCGCTCCCCCTGCGAATATCTAACAGCAGGATCACGTGTTAAGCGGCCCATTAATATTACTCTGTTCATTTTTACTCCTTTTCTGTTAAACTACCGAAATGTTTTTTCCGCAATCTGGCATAGCATACTATTACGCTCAGATTTATCATCAAAGATTCCTTTACAAGCAGTTTTCAGCTTTATAACATTTTCTTTTGTGATAGGTATTCCAGCTTCTTCTAAAGCTACTTCTAAGTCCTCGTCATACCATTTTTCGATATACCAACATTTGTCTTCAAATTGGTTCTCACTATCGTCATTTAGTTTTAAAACTGCTGTCGAATCCTTTTTCGGTCTTAGATTAATCGGTTTCATACCAAGTAATTCCCGAATTTCATAAAGTCGATTAATTACCTGATCTTCTCTTTCCTCATCTACAGGAGTAGAACCAGCAAATGATTGAAATTCCAAGCACAATCTGGTATACTCCAGAATTAATTTGTCTTTTTCCATTGTTCTCCTTCCTGCTGCCTCTTGCAGCTTAACTTTAAGCTCCTACGCTCATATACCTGTTATGAACCTGTCTTAAATGTTCCTTATTACCTGCCGCATAGAACCCAAGTGTTGTTGACGGGTCTTTATGCCCTAACATCTGCTGTATATCCTCTATAGCGCAATCCTTAAGCCGCAGTGTTGTAGCCATAGTTTTACGGAATAAGTGAGGATATACTCTGCGCTTTAATCCTGCCTTTTCTCCAATCTGTTTAATAATCAGCCTTAAACCATCTTCATGAACCGCATTGTATGGTGCTCTTACTCCTGCAAATAACGCTTCACTTGTATCCGTCCTGGTGTTTAGATACTTTTCAATATGAACCCTTGCAACATCATTGATAAACACAGTCCTGTAATCAGATGTCTTGTGAGCGTATATGAGTATTTCTCCGGTATTCCAGTCAATATCCTGTCTTCTGATCTGCGGCACTTCTCCAATCCTTACCCCGGTGCTTAGAAGAAACTCCATCAATGCCCGTTCCCTTGGTTGCTTGCAAGCAACCCTTAACCGTTCAACCTCCATGCCTTTCAGGTAATCGATAGGCGGTTTCCGTTCCTTTTTAACCGGAACAGCTTCAACCGGATTTGCGTTAATGATCCCATGTTTACGAAACCATGTGAAAACAGCGGAAAGAAAACGGCGTTCATTGTTTACAGTCCTGGTATTGTTTCCTTTCCCTGTATACTGATCCAAATAGTACTTGATATCTACCGCGGTAATATGCCGGATATTTTTATCAGTGACACATAGCATGTTTTTCATTGCTCCCATATAGGCCTTTATGGTCTTTTCGCTTAACCCGTCTTTCCTTACATTCATTTCATAGGCTTGGAGCAGATACAGGTTATCGTCCATTTCAGTGGTAAGTTCAGTTTCTTTTTTCATGACATCTACATAATAAAGAGCCTTAATTACTACGGTTTCCAGCATACGTAAAACATCAGTGCTTACATGCGGTTCCATTTGCATTAAAATTTCATTAATAACTTTTTCTTTCATTTTGCTTCCCCCTCATTTGTAAGAAAAACGATTGTCAGTTATTATCAAATCAATTTTTATGTATAGGCTGATTACTGCACTATCTCAATGGCATTCCTCCTTTGTCTGTCCTGCTGCCATTTTCGGCTTGTTCCCTGCTGCTACAATCCATGAAGATATCTTGTAAATTTAGTAACTCGTCATGGGTGATGTACTTTGCCCGAATCATAAGCTGTTGTAAGGTATAAACCGCTTCCCCCTCTATCTTTTCAGGCGATAGTTCCCTTTCTTCTTCGGTGTCCATATTGGACACCATTGGTGGATTCATGCCAATTACAACTCCTGCGCTCTGATCGGCGTTTTCCGCTGACCGTTCCGCTTGCAAACTGGCTTGCGCTGCTCCTATCTGCGCATCTTGTGCAGCCTTTGCGGCTTTCTTTGCTTCTTTTGCTGCTTCCTCCGCTTTTTTAGTCTGCTTTTCCAGTTCCTTTTTCTCCTGCACAATGGCGGCAATCTCTTTCCCTTCAATTCCTCCCTGCTCTGCTGCCCGGTCTGCAATAATCTTTTGTTCCGCAGCAGGAAGCCTTGCAGTCTCATAAGCTGCTACTGATCCCAAATTACCATTTTTAAACTGTTCCTTTGCTTCTTCTGTCAGGCTATTATTAATTTTTTCGTATCTTCCCATCTGCCCGGAGCTTTCTCCAAGGTATTGCCCTATAATATCCCGGAGCTTTCCCTTTAACTCAATTTCCCCGTTGTCTCTCATTTTTTCAAGAACTTTCTTTAATCTTCCTGCCAGTTCTGCTTTCTCATACGGCGTTAAGTCCTGGGTAAATCCGTTTCCTGCCAGTAAGGATAATTCATACATGTTTTCCGTCATGTCTTTATAAAAGAAACGTACCTTTTTAAATTGCTCATATCCTCTTTCTATGAGCATGATATTTGCCCGGTTTCTCCTATGACCGTCCACGATCCGATATTCACCGTTTACTTTGGCTAACACGGTTGGTTGTTCCTGGCCTACAAGCAGGAATGCATCTGCCAAGGCATCAATATTTTTGTACTCCTGGCGTGTGTTCTGCGGTGCTTCCTTTATCTCATAAGGGCTTAACCATATTTCTGTGTAATCTTTTACCCCTGCTGCCGTCCGGCTCCTTGTGGCACTGTTCACGATATCCAGAAATGAAAACTCTCCTCCAAGTCCCATTACCTAACCCCCGATCTGGCGATATACTCCTGTACAAACTGCTTATAGCTTCTGGCGGTTCCGCTCCGTGGGCTATACTCTTGAATTGGCTTCTGAAAGAGTGTGCTTTCTGCTGCCTTATCGCTGTACCGGATATAGGTATCAAACATTTTTATATCATGCCTTTTCAGCCATTCAATGCCCGCTGTATTCGTACTATTGTTTTTGTACATTGTTACCAGTGCACCCGCAAAGCGTATATCTGCATTGATAGCTTTTATCTGCTCAATTTGCCCGGTAATCAGATCCATGCCCTCTAAGGCCCATTGATCTATTTTGATCGGTACGATTACATCATTTGTCACAGCAAGAGCATTAATGACATTCAGGCCAATATCCGGCGGATTGTCTATGATAACATAGTCATAAAGGTTTCCTTCCCTGTTTCTGGCTGTTTTAAGGCTTTCAAATCTTTTGCATTGATCCTCTGTATTATCCTTCTGCAATTCGATTCCGGCAGTTAACAGGCTCATATTTGCGCTGATAATATCAAGCCCCGTATAATCCGTTTCCTCGCTTACTTCCTCTGCGATTCCTCTCCCCATAAGTAACTGAGCCGTTGGGCATAATCCATTCCGGTTATATCTTCCGAACAGCTTTGAAAGGTTCCCTTGCTTATCGTTTTCAAGTAAGAGGACGTTTTTCTTTTCTCCCTGGCTCAACAAATATCCCAGCTGTGCAGCCGTGAAGCTCTTACCTACTCCGCCTTTAAGATTGCTGATACTGATAATTTTCATATTACAGATTCCTCCTTGTCTTCGTTTAACCAGATAAAACTTTCTTCTGGTTTTTCCCCTTCTGAATCGTCTAAATAATTCTTTCCAAAAATTCTCATGAATTCTTCTCTGGTATGGCTTTCTTCAAATGCTTTTTGACCAATTTTATGTAATTTCTCCATAAGTTCTGGATTAAAGTGAACACCCTCTTTAGAATCCTTGTGATGCATATAACACAAGTGCACTTTCAATCCATTTTTTTCTGATAATCTCCGATTGGGATTTCCTCCGAAAATATGGTGTTCTTCTGTTCTTCCTGCATATCCACAAACAAAACATGATTTTTCGTTTTTATCCTCAATAATGCTTCGCACTTACTCACCTCCCTGTCTCTTCTCAAATCGGCTCCGCCTCTTCTCTTTTTCCTTTACTCTTGTTTCCCTGTCAAAATCTGTTTCATAAAAATATTCCTGGCCCTGTTTGTAAAAATGATATATTTTATTCCCTTGTGTTATGGGTCCAACATACTTACCGGGTGGTTTATCACTACATGACCACGCCTTTCCCCAGGCTTCTTCCAGTTCTGTTTCTGCTGCTCCTTTCTGTTCCTGCATTTCTTTTTCTCCTTACCTTTTGGCTGCTTCGCTTCCTGCTTTTTCCACATTTTCATGTAGATATGCCACCCGGTTTCCTCGAAAAATTCCGGTATAATGGAAACAATGTTATAATCTGGAAATCTACTTTCAAAAAAATCTCTCCCACAATCAGGAGTTTTTGCGATAGACTCTATTTGCTTTTTAGTATATTTATGGTCTGCATTTGGTTGCTGTATAGGACGTTCGAGATTTCGTGAAGAAGACCAACGCTTTTTGCCTTTCGGATCTTTTGTCAGGTATTTACATAAAGCCTCTATTCCGTTCTCATTCACCTGGATACGGTCTGCATTGGTATATCCTAACTGCTTAATACTTTCACGATATCCCGGTTCTTCATAAACCTTTCGCCAGTTAATGCGGGTATACGTCCACATCAATTCAAGTTCATCCCGATCCATTCCACCATTCATGATAATATGGTGATGGATTCTTTTAATGGCTTCCCCATCTTCTCCGGTATTGTACTCTGTGACCAATATGTACTTTAACCGATCCAGTCCTAAGACATTCCGTCTATAATCTACCCTGCGTAGAAAATTACTCATTATGTTTTCTGCTTCTTCAATCGTAGCTGGAAGAAACTCCGGGCTGTATGTAGCCGTTTGGTGTATATCTCCTATTCCAAAATTCCCATTTCCAAGTTGAATCAGATAACGTTTTGAATTCTTGTCATTCAAATCTTTCTGTTTTGGTTCTGATACCTTCTGCCGCTTCCCTCTCTTACCCTTTACTGCCTTATCTGCATTTTCTGTCCTGGGCAAAATGTCAACTTCTCTGTAGCTCTGGCAGTCGGTTTTTTTCTCCCTTACAAATCCCCTTGCCATTCACTGCCTTTCCGTGTACCTCTTCCCTGGTGTATTAACTATTGGCAGCACTTTACTATCTCCCCCTGCCCCTATCCCCTTATCCCTTTATTTATGTACCCATAATTTGGTAAGTTTCGTAGGAATGTTAATACCCCATACAAGCCCGGATTCCGGGGTCTTCCCCGGCCTTTTGACTTGACTTTCAAACGCCAACATGGTACACTTTAATTGATGATTTAAGTATGTTGACGTTACAATTTTGCACCTGCCATTATTCCAGTAATGACAGGTGCTTTTCTTTTGTCAATTCTTCAAGTTTACATAATATCATGTCAATTATCTGCGAAAACAAGGCTTTTCATTGTTTCCGCTCCTGCTGCCTTACGCAGCCTTTCTGGCTTGCGTTTCAGAAGATTAACCGGATCTGATTTATAAAACTGGCTCATAGGTATACGTGGATCTCCTGTCTTCCTTGTGGCGTATATATCCCCTGAGTTAATCTTGTTCGATATGGTATTCCTTGAACAGCCCATTATCTCTGCAAGCTCCATAGGAGTTACAAACTTTTCTGATATTGATACCCTTTCCTTAAGTTCCTTTATCTCTTTTTCCAGTTCTTCAAGCCTCTGCTCTATGTACATGTTTTGCCCTCCTTTCTGCTATTCACAGAGGATTAAATGTATATTATTAATCCTCTGTTTATGTAAACTACTTTAAACTGATAATCGGAGTGGTATCTCCCTGAATTGTAGGAAGCTGCCCATTCCATCTGTCATACTTTTTACTTTCCAGCAATTCCGGCGTAAGAGAAGTTGCAATTTCACGGTTTGCCTGTGCTTCTGCTTCGGCTTTAATCTTTGTGGCGTTCGCTTCACCTTCTGCCTGGATCTTCTTCTGATCCGCTTCGATTTCTGATTTCTGTTTTTCCTGCTCTGCCTGAATTAAAGCCACTTCTTTATTTTTCTCAGCTTCCCTTCTTGCAATCTCCTGCTCTTTTTCTGCAACAGCTATTGCCGTCTTTTTATCTAATTCCGCTTTTTCTGCATCCTGCTTCGCTTGTTCCTTTGCCTGAATCTTAGAATACAAAGTATCATCAAGCTGCACATCAATAATCAATGCACTGGTAATGTTAATTCCATATTCATTCCGCAGTTTTTCATTTAAATAGTCCGTAACAGCGGTTGACACCTCTGCCCGCTTGCTTGAATAGATATCCATTACGGAAAACTGTGGTGTCACCTCTTTTACATAGGCTACAATTGAATTCTGTACCATTCCTTCTACAATTGAGCTTCCGTCCATGCCATTAAATCTGGTATAAAGGCTTACCACCTTATCATTGAGGAAGTTATAGTTTACGGTCATATTGAGCTTAACCATTCCGCCATTTGCTGGAGCATCAATGTGCCAATCAGGATGTTCCTTTTTGTTATAGTCCTCCGGGTTGTTGCTAAATACGATCTGCTGTTGTGAAATCGGATAATTCTTTACCTTTGCCAGCGGTCCCACAAAATGCCAACCTGGAGATAACGTTGTTTCGTGCACTCCTTCCTTTGCAGTCCACACAACGCCTACTTCTCCCTGACCTACCTTTTCAATTGACATTACCGTGTATGTCGCTCCAATTACGGCAGCCGCTATAATTAAAGCTGCGAATATTCCCTTACGCATTCTCATCTTCCTCCAACTTTTTATTTTCAACTTCAAATATCTTTTCATTTCTTTTGGTTATAAGCCAGACCGTATGACTTATTAAGTAAACTACCGATCCGCCTATGCAAAGAAATATAAAAACCATGGCCCATATAAACCACATATTTAATTCCTTCTTTCTCGGTAATCTTATTTAATACTTAGATTTCCAATATCTTTTTTCATTAACTCCAACATCTCTTTGTTAATAAAATCATGATACTTGTTGCCTTCCCACATCAGCTTTTTGTCATATTCCGTGATTTTCCTTTCCAACTCTCCGTATGTTTTGCTCATACTTTTAATATTTTCATAATCATGTCTGATTTCAGCATCAATTTGTTTTAAGATGTCCACTCTTCCGCCTCCTTCCCCTTTACTCATTCCGCTCAATTTTCAATGTTCTCTCCTGCTGCCTTAAGAAATTACTATTTTAATTGCTTCCACAATCTTCCAGCCCTATAATGTACTTACAGGTCATGCCCGACCGAGTACATATAAAGGGGATTAAATTATGAGTAAAAATCTTTTTGAGAATATAACTAATGATGAAGCTGCTACTCTGGAATGGATATTAAAAAATGAGGGTGCAACTGCTGCTGACTATTTTTTTATCGATCCAACTGTTGATGGCAAAATCCAAGAACTAAAAAAATATGGTTTTGTTAAGGCAGATGTTACAGACTCCCTTAAAATTACCGAATTGGGTCGATCAGCACTTAAAGAGCATTATCAGATATCTGAAAAGATTGCACAGGCTGAAAAACAGCGTGAAGAAGAATTATTATCTTTTAAGGCAATTGCAGAAGCTGCACAATCCCAAGCCGAATCTGCTAACAAACAAGCTGAACTTGCAATTTCAGAATCTCAATCAGCTAAAAAAGGTTCTTTTATTGCAACAGTTATCTCCATCATTGCAACTTTAGCCAGTATCGCAACTATTCTAATACCTCTAATATTTGGATAATTAAAGCAATCATACTTATAACAAGTGCCGTCACTGACCAACACAATGCGTGACGGCTTTGTTTTTTTGCATCTTTAGCTTTCATCCTCGCAGTTTCGTACTGTTCCTGTACATATGTAAAACGATCAAATTCAGGTTTTACATTATTAATCTCTTTCTTTATTTCCTCATGCATTTTCCTTCACCCCCTTCCCCTTTACTCCGTCCGCTCGATTTTCAATGTTCTGTCCTGCTGCCCACGGCTGTTATACCGCACGCTTAACCGTCCCCTCTAACAGCCGTCTGGTAAAATTTGCGCCACGGACAAAGTTTAAAAATTCCTGCTGCCCTGCTGCCGTTACATTTTCCAGAAATTCTTTTAACTCTTCCGCCTCCTGCATGTTCGACTTTGGAAGCATGATCTCTACTTTTGTAGTCTCTATTTCTGCCATATTGGTAATTCCTCCTTTCTTTTTACTAATGATTTGTTGTTATGCCCTTATATTATACTAATCATTTGTTATTGTCAATACTTTTTAACAAATATCTTGACTTTTTTACTAATCATTAGTATTATTGTTTTATGAGTTATCGAAAGCGAGGTGAACACATGGATCGTAAAGATGGTTTAGATAATAGGATAAGAAATGTTAGAAAAGAATTAAGAATGTCTCAAAAAGAATTTGCTGAACGAATGGGCGTTTCACAAGGCACTGTCAGCTGGAGTGAGCAACCCGATAAAAATGTACCAGATAGCACAATTAAGTCTATATGTACTATTTTTAATGTGAATGAAAATTACTTATTATATGATGAGTTACCTGTATTCATTGAACCTGATACATTTAGTTTGGATAATTTTATAATTGAAAGAGGCGGTACCGATTTAGAAAAGGAGATCATAAAGACATACTTTGAATTGGACCCGGAAGTGAGAAAAGCTGTTTTTGCACATTTCAAAGATAAATTCTTCCCAGAGCCTAAACGCAATCCATTATTTGATGGAATACCGGACACACCAGAAGAACTTGAAAGAATGTATCCGGTCATTGATATGAAGAAGAACAAGAAAGATATAGGATGAGATAAGATGGTTTGAAGTGCACACCCAACCTCATTAGAAATTTATTATTTCTTTACATATAAATGCAAAGTTGTGTATTTCCCATGAAACTTACATTATAATAAAGCATTTTTTTGCTACGGTAACATATTGCATATATATCTTTTCTTTTCAAAGCTATGTATTTTATACTCATAACTACCCCCTACCTTTCTTTTGTAAAGGTTGGGTGCATGATTATTATAATAATTTTCCTAAGTTTGGTAACTGGTAATTTATTCCAGTGTTTTCCATAAATAAAAAAAGCCTCTGCGCTGGCTACGCAAAGGCAAAAGATACTATACGGGCATGATCCCGATATAATATGCTGACACATATATTATATCATTTTTCCATGCACCTGTATAGGTGTATTTTTTATGCTCAAAAATAAATAATAACGGAGGAATGATACTTATGAGTATCCAAAAGCAAAGTTATACATCTAAAAAAACAGGTAAAACAACTATCAGATATTTTGCAAATGTCTGGTATGCAGCAGATAGCCGATCTATCACCGGGCCTATGCGTGATAAAGAGAAAGAAGCGAAAAAGGATGAGGTTGATATCATACGATCTGTCGAAGCTGGACAGGTTAAAGCAAAGAAAAAAGAACGCATGACAACCATGCAGGAAGTCTTTGACATTTGGCATGAAGCAACAGCTCCACCCACTTATGCAAATAGCACCTGGAGGATCTACAAAAGATTTTACAACGATTACATAAAAGATGTGTTCGGAGATATGGCGGTATCAAAAATCAAAGCTACCCATATGCAGAAATATGTTAATCTCATGAAACAAAGCCATAGCCCGGCTACTGTCAATAAATGCATTAATATTTTATCTAATCTTTTTGCCTATGCAGTTAGTCCGCTCAAATGCATTACTACTCTTGAAAACCCCATGGAAGGGATAACAAGGTGTACTGTTCCTGTGCGCAAAAAGGTTACATGGTCAGACGATGAAATATCTTACTTTTTAAACTTACCGGAAGTGATTGAATCACATTATTATCCTATGTTCTGCCTTTCTGCTTTGCTTGGTGCGCGCCCCGGTGAAGTCTGTGGACTGACTGAAAAGTGCCTGAGCGATAAGCCTACATATATGATTGACTTTGATCGTGGATATGATAACTGGGAGTGTGAAACGAACCTGAAAACACATCAATCACATAGACAGCCACCGATACCGAAGCACCTTTATGATCTACTGCGCAAAAGGCTGGTGTGGAAAAAGAAAAATCGCCTGGAAGATAAAGACTGGTGCGATAATGATTATCTGTTTGTCAGCCAACACGGGAACCCGATAAAACCTAAACAGTATTCCACGGCATTTAAAAGGCTGCTTACCGCTCACATAAAGAGTATGGAAGAGTATGAGAATGCACATGATGGAAAGTTACCGAAAGGTGATATGAAGTTGTCTTATATATCCCTGTATGGATTCCGCACCAGCTTTGCTACCAATAACATGCGCCGTTTTCCGAATGCCGCCTTGATCTCTTCAATTATGGGAAACAGTCCTAAGACTTTGATCCAGTTTTATACTCAGACCGATACCGATATGCAGAAAGAATTGATTGATAACTATGTCAATTTAGAAAGGACTATATCATGATTACAATACACCAGATACCATGTGGTCATTCAAAAACTTTAAGGAAAAACTTTAAGTACTTTTACTTATGTAAACTAAAAAAAGACTCCCGTAAACCGGAAGTCCGCATAAACACTAGCATTTCTTAAAAGCGCGAGACGGGACTCGAACCCGCGACCCCGACCTTGGCAAGGTCGTACTCCACCAACTGAGCCACTCGCGCTTATTAATTATTCTTTTATCTGGGCATATACCCTCAAAACCA